CAGTTTGACAAAGAACTTGGTAAAACTATTGACCAAGCATTACAGAAAGTTGGAAAATCCGGCAAAAAATCAGTAAGCTCATTCGGAAGCAATGAGATGAGCGATACCGTAACTCAGTCACCGATTAGAGGATTCAAAGGATATAAAAGAAAATGAGAGCAAATGAATTTATATTCGAATCTAAAGTTGGTAAAATATCTAAACGTCATCAAGAAGCTACCCGCGGGTTAAATGTTTTTTCAAAAAAAATAGACAGCTATGATAGAATATATGATTTGAATCGTTTAATGATGGCTGTAGCAAGTAGTGATGGAATAAACCCAATAGAAATGAATGCTGAAAGTTGGGTAGGTAAACACAACACCGCACATCCTTATACTGAAGAAGAACAAGATATGCTTATATTAGCATACAAGGCTGCCGGGCTAGAGTATAAAGATTTAAATAATGGTAATTTAGATAGTGAAGAATTAGTAAGTACAAATGTTCAAAGCATAGTCAAACCTTTTAAAGGCTACAAAAGAAAATAATTTAAGCTATGTCAATCAGAATAAGTAATTATATCAAATTACAGGATTACGAATGATTGATATTAATAACACGCTTGACTTAGTTAAATTAAAATTTTATAACGAATGGCTTTATACAGCCCATATATATGAAGAGGGTGAGAGTGAATTTCACAAAGTATTGACAGGTCAAATACTTGAAAAATATATTGATCCATTAAATATTCCAAAAACTGCTAAAATCTTAGATTTAGGATGCGGCCCTGGTTATTTCTTAGATGAGATGAAAACACGTGAATATACAGATGTTACCGGTGTAACATTAAGCCCAGGCGATATCAAAATCTGTCAAGATAAAGGTCATACTATCAAAACATATGATTTAAGTTTCTTACCACAAAAAGATGGATATTTTGATGAAAGTGTAGATTTTATTTTCTTACGTCATTCACTAGAACATAGTCCATATCCTATCTTTAGTTTGATGGAATATAATCGTATATTGAAACAAGGCGGCAAAATTTACATTGAAGTTCCTGCACCAGACGGACAACGTAAGCATGAATATAACTTAAATCATTATAGTGTTTTAGGTGAACAACAAATAGCCGCATTATTAGAGCGTACTGGTTTTTCTATCAATGCATTTGATAACTTTGAATTTGATTTAAATGTCCCTAACTCAAATGATTTGGACAATCCAATAGAAATGAAAGAAAAGTACTATTGTATAGTTGCTACTAAAGCTAGACCGTTAGATATCAAATAACATCAAGCACTCTTAGGAGTGCTTTTTAATAGCATTCCTAAATTGCTCATATAAATACTTATTATGAGTAATGCACCATCACTAGTAAAGAATCCCTACACTAAAACAGTTTTCAAAACTGATAAAGAACTACAGGATTTTATAAAATGCTGTGATCCAGATACAGGTTATCTATATTTTATGGATAACTTCTTTATGATACAGCACCCTACTAAAGGTAGTATGGTCTATCACCCATGGGGTTATCAGAAACGATTAATTGAAACCTATCATAATTATAGATTTTCAATCTCACTGATGCCAAGACAGTCAGGTAAATCAACTTCAGCGGCTGGGTACTTACTTTGGTACGCTATGTTTGTGCCAGACAGTACTATCTTAGTTGCGGCACACAAATATACAGGCGCTCAGGAGATCATGCAACGTATTCGTTATGCATACGAAAACTGCCCCGATTATATCAAAGCAGGTGTAACAACATACAACAAAGGTTCATTGGACTTTGAAAATGGATCACGTATTGTTTCAGCAACAACTACTGAAAACACAGGTCGTGGTATGTCTATTACACTACTATACTTAGATGAGTTTGCATTTGTTAGACCAAGTATTGCTAAAGAATTCTGGACAGCTATCACACCTACATTGTCAACTGGTGGTAAAGCTATTATCACAAGCACCCCTAACTCCGATGAGGATCAGTTTGCTTATATCTGGAAGGGCGCTAACAAGACAGAAGATGATTTTGGCAACACCACTGAAATTGGTGTAAACGGATTCAGAGCATATAGAGCACACTGGAGTGAACAACCTGGAAGAGATCAACAGTGGGCGGATGAAATAAAAGCACAGCTCGGTGATGATCGTTTTAACCGAGAGATTGGTTGTGAGTTCATTATTGCTGACGAGACCTTGATTAATCCAAATACATTGATAGCTATGGAAGGTATAGAACCTGTAAGTCGTATAGGACAAGTACGTTGGTATGAGAAGCCAAAGAAGGGTAATATTTATTGTATAGGACTAGATCCAAGTCTTGGTACAGGTGGAGATCCTTCAGCTATTCAAATCTTTGAAGCAAACACTACTACCCAAGTTGGTGAGTGGAAACACAATAAAACAGATATCCCTAGTCAGATCAAACTATTGGCACAAATTGCCAAACATATAGCAGAATGTACTAACGAACCCAATAACATTTATTACAGTATTGAATGTAATGGCATTGGGGAAGCCGCTATCATATCATTAAACGAATACGGAGAATCTAATATCCCGGGTATCTTTATTAGTGAAGCAGGTAAAGGACGTAGAGGATTCAATACTACCAATAAAAGTAAACTAGCAAGTTGTGCTAAATTCAAAACATTGGTTGAAAGTAAAAGAATGACTGTAAATAGTCGTAGTCTTATTAGCGAATTAAAAGCATTTGTAGCACACGGTGGAAGTTATGCCGCTAAAATAGGTGACACAGATGATTTGATAATGGCTAGTTTGTTGGTTACACGTATGTTACAGCATTTAAGTGACTATCACGTTAATTTAGAGACACAGATACGTGACCATGATGAATACATCGCTCCTTTGCCCTTCTTTGCGGTTATAAGCTAAGACATAAAAGATAAATACAATATGGCTAAAAATCAAGAATCAATCAACCGCTCATTATTTGAACTATTACGTAGCAGAGGCTATGCTCCTACATTATTGGATACTTCTGGTAAGGAAATTCCAGTCCCAGAAGAAGCAGAAGTCTTTCAGTTTAAGTTTACTAAAGACGGGGAAGAATACGGAACAGTAACAGCATCTATAGATGGATTACATAAGTTAATAATCTACTTTGGTGATGATGTTGCTAATAGTGAAAAAGAAGATAACGGTGGTGATGATTCATGGTACAAACTATTGAATCATCTAAAACGTTTTTCACAACAACACCAATTAAGTTTTGAAGTTAAAAATAGAGACCATTTAAAATATGATATGGCAAAAAGGGAACATATGAAAAAGCAAGAAAAAATTTCAGAAGGCTACTATCCAATGGGTAAGAAGGCTAGTTATAATGACAATATTCCAACTGTTAAGATTGTTATTGAGCATAGTCGTACAATTGAAGAAGGTGAACAGCGTTATCGTAACGTAAATCGTATCTTCTTAGAGAATACACAAGGTGAAAGAATTCTTGCCCCTACAACTAAACCAGGTGTTGCTCAGATATATGCCCGTCATTTAGCTGAAGGTGGAATGCCGCATGATGACCGTTGGAATCATATTATTGGTCTATGTGAAGAATACAATAAGATGGGTGCTTTTGTTCGTGCTACCCGCAATAATCAATTCAATGAATCAGCACAACAATTAGTTAATGAAGGCATTAATCATTATCAAAGTTTAAAAGAATCATTAAGCAAGATGCGTGGTGCTCGCGGATACAATAGTTATTTTGAATCATATACCCCACCTTTAATGGAAGATGAGACAGAAGAAAATAATTTAAATGAGTTGTTTGTACAAGAAACATTAGACCCACGTATTGAAAGTGTAATGCCAATATTGAATAAGCTACATAAGAAAGTAGCAGAGATGAAAGAAGTTAATGAGTTAACTGAATGGGCTGACAACTTAATTGATGAAGGCGCAGCCGTAGATGCATATATGGCAGGCAAGAGTCCAGCACTTGCTCATTTTGCTGACCAATTAGATAAAGAGGTTGATGAAGGTATATTAGATACTGTTAAGAAAGTCGGAAATAAAGTGTTTGACAAATTAGGTGGTGGAAGTGAAGAAGAACTACTTAAAAAATTACAAAAATCAGCCGGTGTACAAGTTACTGGTAAGAAGCCTGAATTTGATGTTAAAGCAAAAGAATTAGCAAGAAGTAACCCAAATGATCCAACCGGCAACTTTATGAAGGGTGGAAAAGATTTAGGTATTTTCAAAGAAGAATTAGATGAAGCTAGAGTATTTGGTTATGATATAAAAAGAGTACCTGAGTTAAAAGTATCATATGATGATGCACAAGAACTTAAAAATCAATTAGGTGCGTTAGAAAAAGTAATGATGTATGCTACTCCAGATGACATGAGCCCAGAGATACGAAGCCGAGTAAAAGATATATATTTTAAGATTACTAAAATATTACAAAGAAACGGTTTGCAAGAATCAGATTTAATGAGTACAGATGAGGGAATGTTTGATAAAGTTAAAGATGTTGTTAAGACAATTGGTGGTAAAGTATTTGATAAATTAGGTGGCGGTAGTGAAGAAGATTTACTAAAAGACTTGAAAGATAAAGCAGGTGTTCGTAATCCAGAAAATGGTAAACCAAGCATGGCGTACAGTGATGTTGAGAAGCGTACTGATGAAGTTGACATGGGTCAAGCTGACAGTTCTTTGAGAAGTGATCCAAAACAAAACAATGACAAAATGGATCACTTCACTGCTTTAGGTAAAGCATCAAAGAAAATGGGACACGATCATTTTATGGATGTACCTGATGACAAACTTGAAGCACTTAAAGCAATGGTTAAGAGATTCAGAGCCGGCGAAGAAGTTGATGAAAGCGCACTACAAGCATCTTTTGGGTACGATAAGTATGGTGAGCCTGGTATGAGGGCACTACAAGACGCTGGTCTAAGAGATGCTAGCGAAAAAGAAATGCAAAACATTCGTGCTAAGTATAGCAAGAAAGAAAAACCCGTAACAGAAGATGGTGAGTTTGCAGGTGACTACGCTACCGGTGAAGCAGGACAATGGCGTAACAAAGGCCCTAAAGCTAACAAGCCAGCAACGATTGGTGATCTAGTTGGTGAAGGCGAAGAGAAAGAAAATGATGCTCTAGATCCATGGAAGCATGTAAATCCTAGAGTAGATAATCCAAAAATTAAAGGTACGGATAAACGTGCTAAATCTGCATACTATCCTACTCCAAAACCTCCTGTTAAAAAATTAGATATACCATTAGCTAATGAAACAGTAGCAGAAGGTTCAGATGATTTAGCAAGAATATTAAATATTGCTGGAATTAGAAAATAAGATTTGGATATAATTACATGAAAATTTCATCATTATTAAATGAAGTCGAAAAACCTAACCAAGGTACGGTTAGCCAATTGTCGGTTGATAAGGATTTAATATATAGAGCTAAGAATAAATATCCAGGCTATTCTGCAGAACAGGCTATGATATTATTAATTTCAGATGAAATGAAAAATCAGGAAAAAACTGATTCGGTTCAAAACAAATTAATTGACACACAAAAGCGTGAGAATGAGCGACTAAGAGGTGCAGTAGATTCATTGGGACAAGAACTGCAGGACTTTGAACAACAATCAATTGAAACCGATCGTGAAGTTGCAAGATTAAAGCAATTAAGTAGTACTCTTACTACCGGTGGCGCAAGCGTACAACAACAAGCAAAAATTAGTGCAGATGATTTAGAAAAATTACAAAAAGATTTAGAAATATTAAAAACTAAACCTGGCATGGATCCAGAAAAGTTTAAAAATATAGAACTACAAATTCAAGAAATTGCTAACAATCCCTCTATTGATAATGAAGATTTGCAAAAAGTAAATTCTTTAATAAACACATTAAACAATCAAAAAACAGTTGGAGATGAGTTATATAAAAAATTAGAAAACCAATTACGTAAAACTCAATCTGATTTAGATAAAAAAGAAGGTAGATTTTCAAAATATATTGAAAAGAAAAAAGGCGAAATAGGTAATATTCAACAACAACATGCCGGCGAAATAAAAAAGTATTCCGATATAGTTAAAGGTTATCAAAAAGATATTGAACAATTTAACACAGAGGTGCAAAAGCTAAACAAAGATAGAGAATTTATCGATAATGAAAAACAAATTATGATAGATTTAAGAGGTGAAGTTCAACAAAATGCTGAAATCATTCAGCAAAATGCTGATAATATTAACGATGATGCACAAGAGGCGGCAGCACTGTTAAAGGCAATTAAATACCTATATACTAAAAATATTAAAGATGTAGATGATACAGAGAAAAATATAACATCTCCTGATCAGGAACAACTAGTTCCAGAACCAGTAACCCCGGCAGAAGAACCAAAAAATAATGTTAGAAAATTTCCAACTCAATCCGAATTAGCAAGTTTATACGCTGATAGAGATGGTAAAGGTGGTATTGTTAATTTTAAAGTTAAAGATGATGACGGTGAAGAATTAGGGCCTGGTTATGATTCTCAAGGTAAACCTATAAAAACAGGTACAGATGAAAGTTTAGTAGAATATGAAAATCAACCATTAAAAATATACAAAAACTGGGGAGATCCTCAATTTAATAAATGGATGAAGGATAATTTACCTATGTTAATTACCCTGTTTAAAAATAAATTTAGAGAAGAATTATCAAGAAAAGATACTAAGTACAGTGATGGACAAATATCATATACTATACAAGAAGAAGCTTGGTATCTCAAAGAAATATTTGAAAATAAAAATAAAGAAGATTCTATATTAACTAGAGAAAAAATGGATAGTTATTTAACTTTAGTTAAACGAACATTGTTTAGTCAACCACCGAACCCAACACTGTATATGCAACCAAATGAATTGTTTACTGAAAGCCTAGATAAAACTTATGCCCGTATGTTAGATAACATCATTGGTTTAGATTACATCAAAAAGGGTTAAAAAACCATAGAAAAAAATCTGTTTACCCACATATGTGATAAATAGTATTGACATTGAGAGTTAGTAATGCTATACTAACTCTTATGTTAGTCGCTTCATAGGGAAGCGGCGAATATTAAAAACGAGACCATCTCAATTTATAAGGAAATTTATCATGGCATCATTAGCAGAGATTCGTGCCCGTATTGCGGCACAAGAAAACAAATCAACTTCTGGATCAACACAGAAACAATCAGATAACTCTATCTACCCTCATTGGAATATGGACGAAGGCACAACAGCCACAATGCGTCTATTACCTGATGCAGATAGTAACAACCCATACTTCTGGGTAGAACGACAAATTATTAAACTTCCATTCAATGGAGTTAAAGGTGATCCTAACGTTAAACGTATCGAGGTTCAAGTACCTTGCGTTGAAATGTATGATCCCAAAGCACAATGCCCAATCTTAACTGAGGTTCGTCCTTGGTATAAAGATGAGACATTGAAAGAGTTAGCAAACAAATACTGGAAGAAACGCAGTTATTTGTTTCAGGGTTTTGTTCGGCAAAACCCAATTGGTGATGACAAAACACCAGCTAACCCAATTCGTAGATTCATTATCAGTCCACAAATCTTTACAATCATTAAAGCAAGTTTGATGGATCCTGAGATGGAAGAATTGCCAACAGATTTTATGCGTGGTCTTGATTTGAATATTAAGAAAACAAGTAAAGGTGGATATGCTGATTACTCAACAAGTAATTGGGCACGTAAAGAGTCAGCATTGACAGAGGCAGAACAAGCCGCAGTTGAAGCACATGGCTTGTACAATTTGGCAGAGTTCTTACCAAAGCGTCCCGGCGAAGCAGAGTT